CACAGCCACTTGCCCAGCTTGGATTATATTCAACTTCGTCTCCTTTGTATTCATATTTAATTGTAATATCATTAGTTTGCATACGGTATAATCTATCATTTTCAATAATAAATTCATATTCGCTGCTTGGGCTAAACCCAACAAGGCTTCCCTCGCTTATTTTAAAAGCATCTAAGGAGCTATTACCATATTTTAATACTCCAATAAGTGGACGCTCTTTTTGATCTGTTACAAATTTAGTTTTATTTTCAATAGGTTTTACAAAACAAAACTCAAAAGGCGCTTTCCACTGATTATTTCTTTTATATAAAAATATTTGATTGTGATAACAAAAATACAAATCTTCTTTAAAATATGAAGAACTATTTTTTTCCACACCTTTTACATTGTAAAATCTTCTAAACACGTTGTGGTGCACAATAACTTCGTCACCAACTTGTATTTGTGATTGACCTACTATAGGTACTGATTTAACAACACCTATTCTACTAACATACTTATGATCGTCCATAGTTGTATTGACTATAAGTTTTTTGCCGTCAATATCAACTTCGTTTTCGTATCTTTTATTTTTTGGTTGTACTATAAAATTAAATAAACTTTGCATTAATATTCTAAATTATACTCAATTGAAATAGCCATATTAGAATTAAATTTTTTCCAAGGTATGACTTCATCGTCTTTTGTAATGTATATATTATATGAATTATCTTTATTGTCAAATAATATATCAGAGATACAATGTCCTCCGTAAACCTGTTGGCCTACGGAGTAGTGCATTGCTTCGTTTTTATAGTCAGCTCCTATGCTTATTTTTCTAATTAACTTAGCCATAGGAATTATATTTATTTTTCTTCTGCTACTTCTTCTTCTTTTTCTTCTTCAACAACTTCATAAGAACCGTCTTCTAAGTTTATATTAACTTTTCCGTACTTTTCTTCTAAGCCATCAGCAGTTTCTTTTGTTTTTTCTAGTACATTACTTAAAGCGTGTAGCAGTTTGTGTTTTTCTGCTTCAACTGATCCAATGTCAGATATTAATTGACCTCTAACTTGTACTTGAGCTTTAATTTGTTTTAGCTCTTCTTCTGTGATTTTTAATTCTTTTTCACTCATAATTTTAATTTAATTTAATTTTTATTTCTAATTGTTTGAAATTTTTCAGCACCACGCGAGCCAAAATAAGCTACGTATACTGTTACTAATAATGTTTGTAATAAATCAACCCAGCCAGGTGAAACACTAAAGCTCCACTCAAAGCTGTCTAATAATATTAACAAAACCATAGATATAGTAAGGAATATTAAAGACATTGGTCGAGTATTTTTACTAAGCCAACTATCTGACTTCATATCACTTTCCCAACGCTTTGATACTTCTTGCATTTCAACTATATCCATCTCTAATAGTTTCATTGCTTTTTCTTTATCTTCAGCTGGTAAAGCTGGTTCTTTTTGTATTAAGTTTTTTACTACACCAAATACACCACTATCTGGTAATACATCACCAACAGTACCTAATATACCCGGAGCTGCTTTACTTAAAAAAGCACCAACTTTAGTTTCTGAAAACTTCTTTTTATTTTTTGACATTTTTTCTGCCTTTTCTTTTTTTACCTTTTACAGCATCACCAATATCGCCGATTTGATTACCGACTTCTTTAGTTGCTTTGAAAACATCTTTAAGCTCTACTAATACAAGCTTAAATCTTCTTTTTACTTCTACAAAAAACTTTTTCATACTATAATTTTAAAGCATCTATTTTAGCTTTTTCATCTACTGATAAGCCAGATACAAATTGTGTAATAGCCATTTTTAACTGTATGTGTCTTTCGTTTCTAGCTAATTCACCTACTTCGTCTTCAGTTCTATCTGCTTCTGCAATAGCTTGTATCCTTTCAACAATGCTTACAGAGTCAAATGTAGAAAGTTTTTGTTGTGCTAACTCTTCGTCGCTCCAAGTTTCTTCACTCATAATTTAATTTTTTATTTGATTACTAATTACTTATATATACTTACTTGTTTTATTTAGTTTTTACCTTATCCAGCTGATACCTTTAATACGCCGCTGTCATTATACAATTGACCTGCATTACTAGGATCAGAAGTTGGTAAGTTTGACATTATAACTTTTTGCGTTAGTATTTTAGTAGATACTTCGCTACCATCTAATAGAATATAATCAGTTGTGCCGCCGCTTCCATTATCAGACTTAAATATAATATCCTTATCATCAGTAGTATTTTCTATATATAAATCGCCAGTACTATTTTGAATTATACTATCAGTTGAATTGTGATATATTTGTAAATCATCGCTATTACCAAAGGTTCCTTTAATATTATCTAAAAATCTAATATCTTTATGTGCTTTACTAATTACATCACTACCATCTAAAGCAAGATATGTAGCAAAACTTCCACTACCATCATCTGATTGAAAAATAATATCTTTATCATCAGCTAAATTTCTTAAATATAAATCACCTGTGTTATTTATAATAGTTGAATCAGTTCCATCGTGTTTTATTGCAAGATCACCACCACCACCAAACGAAGCTGGATTATTATCGATAAAATTTAACGTTTTACTTGCTACACTGTAACCTAATCCACCATCTAATCTAAAGTAGTCAGTTATACCGCCAGAGCCATCATCTGATTTAAATATAATGTCTTGATCATCTAAATTATTTTGTATTATTAAATCACCTGTAACATTTTCTATAATACTGTTTGTAGTGTTGTGATATATTCTTAAATCATCGCCATTACCAAAAGCTAACTCTATGTTATCTGGTATATCAATTCTTTTTGTACTACCATCTAATCTAAGATACGTTGTAGTTCCACCAGAGCCGTCGTCACATTTAAGTAGAATATCTCCATCATCAGTTTCTTGTTCTATAATTAACTGACCACCCGCGCCTTGTTTAATATAAGAATTACTTGCATCGTGATAAATTTGCAGATCGTAACCAGCTCCAAATGTAGCTCTTGAATTATCAGGAAATACAGTGTACACGGTACCTCCAGTAGCTAAACCACCATCTAACCTAAAATATTCTGTAACTCCACCAGAACCGTCATCTGATTTAAAGATAATGTCAGCGTCATTTTGCTCTTGTTTTATTATTAAATCACCAGTTCCCTCAGCGTGTATATAACTATTACTTGCATCGTGGTAAATTTGTAAATCTGCTGAATCACCAAATCTTGCTCTTACATTATCAAAATGTCTTGTAGTTTTACTAAATTTTGATTCTACATCACCACCATCAAGTCTAAAATATTCAGCATTACCTCCACTACCATCATCAGCAGTAAAAATAATATCACCATCATCTTGTTGGTTTCTTATGTTTAAATGACCTGTAGCGTTGTCAATAAAAGTATCTGTTCCATTGTGATATATTGACATATCCCCTGATGAACCTACTTGAAAATTAACACTATCGTCCATTCTAAGTCTTTTGCTGAACCTAGTTAAAACACCACCACCATCTAAATAAAAATATGTAGCAAGTCCACCAGAAGCATCATCTGATCTAAATATAACATCACCATCATCAACTTGGTTTTCAATATATAAATCACCAACAGCTGTGTTTTTAATAAATGAGTTACTACTAAGGTGTTCTAGTTGTAAATCACCACTAGCCCCTATTTTTAAAGTTGAGTCAGCTGGTATTCTTACATTAGCTATACTACTATTACCAATTGTAACTTCGTTTGATACATCTACAGCAGAAGCCGCAGCATTATATCCTATAATTATATTATTAGAACCAGTTGTTAAATCGTTTGTACCACTGTTACCAGCAAAAGCTCCT